AGGACGCCGAAGATCAAGCCCGCCTGGAGCGCGAAGAGAATGCCCGCAAATCGGGCAACGTCGAAGAGCTCGAAAAGTCCTGGTCCGAAAAGTACACCCGCCGCGAAGCTGAGCTGAACGGCATGCTGGAACAGGAGCGTGGAACGCTTAGCACCCAGATCCGGGATCTGACTGTCGGCCGTACCGCTACTGATATCGCATCTGCCTTGGCAATCCCGGGTAGCGCAGAAGCCCTGATGCCCCACATTGAGCGCCGCCTGAGTGTCGAGCAGCGTGACGGGAAGCCTGTGGTTGTCGTGCTCGATAAGCAGGGCAAGCTCTCGGCGTCTTCGCTGGACGAGCTGAAAGCGGAATTTGCAAACAACACGGCCTTCGCGCCGTTGATCGCGGGTAGTAAGGCATCTGGCGGCGGGGCCGGAGGTGCTGGAAATGGCGGTGGGGCCGCTTTGAAACGCTCCGAAATGACGTCTGTGGCCAAGCGTGAATTCATCACGAAGAACGGCCAGGACGCTTACCTGAAATTGCCCAAATAATGGAGTAACCCATGGCGACTACCGTCAACTCGGACATGATCGTTTACAACGACCTTGCCCAAACCGCTTACCTGGAGCGAATCCAGGACGTGATCGACGTCTTCAACGCATCCTCCAATGGCGCGCTGATCCTGGACAACGAACTGATTGAGGGCGATCTGCGCAAGCGTGCTTTCTACAAGCTCGGCGGCGCCATTGCTCACCGTGACGTCAACTCGACTGCTGCTGTCGCTGGCCAGAAGATTGGCTCCGGCGAAATGGTCGGTGTGAAGGTCCCGTTCAAGTACGGCCCTTACGAAACTACCGAAGAGGCCTTCAAACGCCGTGCACGCTCGCCGGAAGAGTTCTCTGAACTGGTCGGCCAGGACTACGCCGACGCGGTGCTGGAAGGCTACATTCAGTACGCCATGGCAGCCTTGAAAGCTGCGATCGGCGCGAATGCCAACATGGTCGCTACCGCCAGCTTTGCCACCGACGGCAAGAAGGCTCTGACCAAGGGCATGCGCAAATTCGGTGACCGCTTTGGCCGTATTGCGCTCTGGACCATGGACTCGGCGACCTACTTCGATATGGTCGATCAGGCCATCACCGAGAAGGTCTACGAAGAAGCCGGTGTGGTCATCTACGGCGGCCAGCCGGGCACCATGGGCAAGCCGGTCCTGGTATCGGACACCATCCCTGCGGAAACCATCTTCGGCCTGCAGGCGGGCGCGATCAAAATCACTGAGTCCCAGGCACCGGGTTTCCGCTCGTACAACATCGACACCCAGGAAAACTTGGCGATGGGCTTCCGCGCCGAGGGCACCTTCAACCTGGACCTGCTGGGCTACAGCTGGAAGGACTCCACCGGTGGCGTGAATCCAAACCTGGCTGCAATCGGTGCCGGTGCCAACTGGGCCAAGTACGCAACCAGCGACAAGGTTACTGCCGGCGTCCTGATCGACCTGTCCGCGCCTTAATCGGCTCACTCGCAACGGGCGGCCTTCAATGGTCGCCCTGGGGATACTCATGGAACTCATCTATTCCGCTCAGAAGTCGGACTTTGATCCGCAAAAGCGCTACCGCAACCCGGAGCACTTCGAACGACCAGAAGCAGGCGTGACCAGCGTGCTGGTAGTTGGCGAGTGGCCGAACGTGGTTGATGCTTACGAGAATGTCGGCGTCGAAGTGGCTGTGAAGAACGTTGCGCGAGTGCTGGTCGTTGGTGCTGGTAACAACCAGGCCGAACTGGAAGCGCTGATCGGTAAGCTGCGCATCGAAAGCAATACGGTTCGAGCTGTCATTGATGGGCTCGACGCCGGCGAGATTGAAAAGCCTGAAGCCGGTGAGCTCGCAATTCGCCTGTTTCATTCGCTCGACGCTATCCGCCTTCAGATGGCAGACCTGGCTGGCGCGCGCGATGATCTCGCAGCGGAAAACGAGACGCTGCGTAGCGAGCTCGCTGAGCTGAAAGCGGGTGAGGGCGCGGAAGTCGAAGCCCTGAAGGCTAAACTCGACGCTGTTGGCGTGACTTATCGGGCCAACGCCTCGAAAGAATCCTTGGAAAAGCTCGTCGCTGATCTGCCCAAGGCGTGATACTGCTGGCTGCCGGTAACCCGGCGGCCCATCATTCAAAACTCAATCCAGCGAGTTGATCCATGACACTCATCATCGAGGACGGCACCGGCAAACCAAACGCGGAAAGCTACGCATCCGCCGAGGACCTGGCCATGTACGCCGTGAAATTCGGCGTGGTCATTCCTGCCGATGTTGTCGCGCAAGAAGCACTGCTTCGCCGGTCCGCCTTGGCGATGGATGGTATGACCTGGAAGGGGCGCAAGACGGACAGCGATCAGGCCTTGGCCTGGCCGCGCCGGGGTGTCGAGCTGGATCAGCAGATCAAGCCCGGCAACTACCTGCCGGCGCGCATCCAGTACGGGCAGATGGCCTTGGCCGCCGAGATTCATCAGGACGATATCGACCCGGTGGATCAACGACAGGGCGCGGTGATTCGTGAGCGGGTTGAAGGTGCGGTTGACGTCGAGTACGCACCGATCAGCAACAACAGCGGCAGGCTTCTGCCAGCTGCGCCAGACCGACCAAGCCGAACCCAGTTCGCCGATTACCTGGCCAAACGAGGCCTATTTGCCGTAAGGGCCTGAGCATGAATGCGTTCTACGACCGCACGGCTGCCACCGCTTTGCGGTTGATTACGCAATTCGGTCAGCCCGTGATTATTCGCGCGACCACCGTCGGCGAGTACGACCCGGAAACCGGTACCGCACCACCTGACACCGTCACTGAGCAGACCGCCCAAGGCATCCTGCTCGACTTCACCGGCCAAGAATTCCAGAACAATAGCCTCATCAAGCAGGGCGACAAGAAACTCAAGATCGCCGCGCAGGGACTGGCGTGGGTGCCGGGTCTGCTGAATAAGGTCATCGTTCAAGGCCGCACCTGGTCAATCGTTCCGCCGTTGAAAGAGATCAACCCGGCCGGCACGCCGATCCTGTACGAGCTGCAGGTTCGATCATGAGCAAATATGCGGGCCTCAGCGGCAGCTTCGCCGAGAACATCCGCCAGTTTGCCGAGCAGGCCAAGTCAGGGCTCGACGCCACCTTCCGCGAAATCGTGATCGAGATCGGCAGTAGCGTTATCCGCATGTCGCCGGTGGGCAACCCCGAGATCTGGGCGGCCAACGTTGCACACCGCCAGGTCAACACCGCGGCGGCCGATGCCTATGACTTCAAGGTGGCCGTGCGCAATACGGTCATCAACCTGACCGACAGCAACTTCACCAAGGCCGGCAAGCTGAAGCGCGGCGTGAAGTACGCCAAGCCACTGACCAAGACCGAGCGCGACCAGAACTTCAACGTGAACGGCCTGGTCGCCGGCAAGAACTACGTCGGCGGGCGATTCCGCGGGAACTGGCAGTTCTCGATCGATACTCCGGCCGACGGCGTGCTTGATCAGATCGACCCATCGGGCAACGTGTCGGTTGCGGTGCTCATGACCCAGGTACAGGCGCTGACCATCGGCCAGACGGCGTACCTGGCGAATAACCTGCCGTACGGAATCGCCTTGGAATACGGCCACTCCAAGCAAGCGCCCAGCGGCATGGTCCGAATCACTCTGGCCCGCTTTCAACAGATCGTCGATGAAGCCATCAGGAACAACCAGGTATGAGCCACCACATCATCGCCTCGATATACGAGGCCAAGCTGATCGCCTGGGCGAAAGCCTTGCCCGTTCCGCTGAAGGTGGTCGTCGAGAACGAGGCTTACACGCCCGTGGATGGCACCACCTACCTTAAGGCGTTCACGCTGCCAGGTGATACCGCGAGCAACACCCTTGGCGGCGACCACAAGCTATACACCGGCGTGTTTCAGGTCAGCATCGTGACGCCCTCGGGCAAGTATCGCGGTGCGGCCGGTGCACTGGTTGACCAGATCGCCGCGCAGTTCCCCCTGTACGAACGGAACACGAAGGGGGCATTGACGGTGGTGACCATGACACCGGTCGACCCAGGCCCCGGCATTCCAGACGACACGACCTTCACCGTGCCGGTTTCCT